TCTTAAGGTAAAATTTAAAGGTCCAAAAACAGCCAAAGAATTCCAAAAGAACTTTGGTATTGTTGGTTTAGACGCATCGATAAAAATCGATGGATCTTCTGCAACTATCACTACCAAAGATAAGAAGGCACACGATTTCGTAAAACAAATGGTCTTAGATTTGAAAGCAGATGTAAAGATGGAATCTGCTATGAAAAAATTCGTAAATGCAATAGTAGAGTCTGTCGAGACTAAAAACAATGTGGATCTAGTTCTATTAGATAAATCTATTGTTTCAGTGAATCCAATTTGTGCAGAGAAATTCATCTCTTTTCATGACGGAATCGTTGACGAAGATGCGGGAAACATTCTTATTAGTCTTGCATTGGAAAGTCAAGATTCATTCAATAGAACCATGCAATTTGTTCTCAAAGAACAGGAATAACCAATGGCAATAGTTAAACAAGATTTAGTCAAGACGCAAAAGAGATATGTCACCTTATTGAATTTTATTGATGATGAGTCATCAACATACGAACTTGGCGTTACAGGTTCGGCTTTTGATGGTATTGGGGGTATTACTGGCGAAAGATTTGTTGCAGGAATTACAAACAATACGGCAGCGTTGTCAAAAATCACATGGCAAATTGGTCCAGGCAGTATTTCTTTAGAATGGGCAGGATCACCTGGTATTACTGCTATACAACTATACGAAGACGGTGGTGAAATCAATCTAGAAAGAACCACTTTAAAGAACAACGCAACTCAACCGACAGGAATTTTGCGGGTAAGTCCAAGTACCGGAATTTCTGGAACTGTTTTACTGGAATTTGTTCATGCATCAGGATCAGTAACACCTCCTGGCTACCTCGGACTATAAGGAAATCACATGAAACTAATCACAGAAGTAAACGAAGGCATTGAGATCATTTGCGAAGCATCCGCAAATGGAGACAAAAAGTACACGATTGAGGGAACTTTCCTTCAGGGAGATATCACTAATCGAAATAAGAGGAAGTATCCCTTTGAGATGTTAAAGTCTAAGGTGAATGACTACATCAAAGAGTTCGTTAATCAAAAAAGAGCGTTCGGTGAACTTGGTCACCCAGAGGGTCCGACCATTAATCTTGAGCGAGTTTCCCATATGATAACCGAACTTCACGCTGACGGTAAAAACTTTTACGGTAAAGCCAAGATTATGGACACCCCTTATGGAAAGATTGTAAAAAATCTAATCGATGAGGGGGCCAAACTCGGCGTTTCAAGCCGTGGCGTTGGTTCAATTGAAGAAAAGAATGGAATAAATGTGGTCAAAGATGATTTCCGTCTTTCAACAGCAGCCGACATTGTTGCAGATCCTTCTGCTCCCGAAGCATTTGTTCGTGGAGTTATGGAAGGTAAAGAATGGATTTATGAGAATGGGATACTAAAAGAAAGAGAAATTGATCAGATTCGCCGTGAGATCAGTAGAGCATCTTCCAGAAAATTAGAGGAAGCATGCATGCAAGCATTCAAGAAATTTATAACGAAACTTTAACCCTTACTAAATAACTATTACGAAGGAGACAAGACATGTCCGACGCTAATGAAGATATCGAAGAAATCATCGATGAATTGTTCGAAGAAGAATCAACCATCGAAGAAGAAGATTCAAAAACATCGCAGAAAGCCAATCTAACAAAGGTTGGAAAGAAGCCTGTTCCTCCAACAAAGAAAGAAACCATGCACGAAGATGGTGAAGAAGAAGAGGAAGAAGAATTAGCAGCCGAAGAAACTGCCGTTAATGCATCTAAGAGAGGTGCAGGAAAAGGTAAGTTGGCTGGCCTCTACAAGGATGGAACTGGTAAGGGTGCTGTTGTTCCCGAGCCTGTTGCAACCGATGCTTCTGATTCGTCAAGCAAGTTGTCGGCAAATGTCAAAGCCAAGAAGTCTATGCGTGAAGACATCGAAACTCACATGGATGCCATGTTTGATGGAGAAGAACTCACCGAAGATTTTAAGACCAAGGCATCAACCATCTTCGAAGCCGCTTTACAGGAGCGGATTGATGTGATTGAATCTGAACTTCAGGAAGAGTATCAGAATCGGCTTGTAAGTGAAGTCGATGAAATCAAGAAGGGCTTAACAGAACAACTTGATTCTTACCTCTCGTATGTGGTTGAAGAGTGGATGGAAGAAAACCGTCTTGTCGTTGAGAAGGGAATTCGTACCGAAATTGCAGAGGAGTTCATGCAAGGTCTGCGTAACCTGTTCCTTGAACATGACATTTCAGTTCCTGAGACTAAGGTTGATCTTACCGATCAACTTGCAGAAACCGTTGAATCGCTCAAGACCAAACTTGACGAAGAAATGAACAACAATATTGAACTCAAGAGTCAAATTGCAGTTTATCGTCGTGAACAAATTCTTGACGAAGCAGCATCAGATTTAGCGGATACGCAAAAAGAAAGATTTGCTGTCCTTGCTGAGGGAATCACCTTCGAAACAGAAGATGATCTTCGCAGAAAGGCACAGATCATTAAGGAGTCATACTTCTCTAGCAAGAAGCCTGTTCTCCGTGAGGAAGCACTCGCAACCTCAGATGAAGGAAGCATTGATGAAGTTGCAACTCCAGCGACGGACACGCTATCGGAATCAATGGCTAGTTATGCTCAGACATTGTCACGGCTTAACCGTCGTTGACCAAAAAGATAGATTCGATAAATAAAAACCGTACTAAAAGAGTACCCAATTAAGGAGAAATTACAAATGGATCTAACCATTTCAGAAGCACTTCAAAAGAAGTGGAAGCCAATCTTGGAGCACCCCGAACTACCAGAAATCAAGGATGCTTACAAGAGAGCAGTAACAACCATGCTACTGGAAAACCAGGAGCAACACCTCAAGGAATCGGCCCCGACTAACTTCTCGGCAAACCTAGACGGCCCGACCACATCGAATGTGGCTCGTTGGGATCCGATCCTTATCTCGCTCGTTCGTCGGGCAATGCCGAACCTGATCGCCTATGATATCTGTGGCGTTCAGCCGATGAGTGGACCGACTGGCCTTATCTTCGCCATGCGTAGCCGCTACATCAACCAGACTGGTCCTGAGGCTCTGTATCAAGAAGCAGATACGGGCTTCGGTGGCTCAGGCTCAACGGGTACGACTGCCGATGGTGTCTATGACACTTCGACTTTCGCTTCAAACTCGTCGGGCGTTGATCCGTTCGAAACTGCAAACGGTCCTACGAAGCCAAACAGCAACGCATACGGTGGTCGTGGTTATCCCACGGTCAACGGCGAAGCCCTTGGTGATACGGCCAACAACCCGTTCCCGCAGATGGCATTCAGCATCGAAAAGACCACGGTCGAAGCAAAGACCCGTGCTCTGAAGGCTGAGTACACGATGGAACTCGCACAAGACTTGAAGGCAATCCACGGTCTCGACGCTGAAACCGAACTTGCCAACATTCTGTCGAGCGAAATCCTCGCTGAAATCAACCGTGAAGTTGTTCGCACTCTGTATCAAACCGCTAAGTTGGGTGCCCGTTCGGGAACCACTCAAACCGCTGGTGTGTTTGACTTGAATGTTGACTCAAACGGTCGTTGGAGCGTTGAAAAGTTCAAGGGTCTGCTGTATCAGATTGAGCGTGAATGCAACATGATTGCTAAGGAAACTCGTCGTGGCAAGGGCAACTTCGTCCTTTGCTCGGCAGATGTTGCCTCAGCACTCAGCATGGCAGGCATCCTCGACTATGCACCGGCTCTCTCAACGAACCTGAATGTGGATGACACGGGCAACACCTTCGCTGGTGTGCTGAACGGTCGCCTCCGTGTGTACATCGATCCCTATGCATCGATGACAACTGCCCATGACTTCTTCATGGTTGGTTATAAGGGATCGTCGGCATATGACGCAGGTATGTTCTACTGCCCGTATGTTCCTCTGCAAATGGTCCGTGCTGTCGGTGAGCAGTCATTCCAACCGAAGATCGGCTTCAAGACCCGTTACGGTCTGGTGAACAACCCGTTCGCCACGATCTCGGGTGGAGTATCGGTTACGGATCCGACTGCCGCAGGAGCAAAGCGGTCTAACTGCTACTACCGTATCGTGAAGGTCACGAACCTGTTCTGATCGGTAAAGGTCACCCTGTTTCACAGGGAATTTCGCTAGGGGCTGTGAGGAGAAATCTTCACAGCCCTTTTCATTTGATTCTAAATAAACAATATGACAAACACTCCAAATATTCCTGACGATAGAGTTGCTGGAATTTTAAGTCAACAACCTTCGAATACGAATTTTGCGTATGCATCTAATTTTCGTTTATTCATACCAAAAGTGAGAATGGGGGTGTATTTTTGTAACGAAATAACATTTCCAGGATGGGATTGTCCTCCCGTGAGATTACCTGTGCCTTTCGCACCATCTCTTAAATTTTGGGGCAACAAAATCACTCACGGCGAATTGACAGTCAAATTTCTTGTGAATGAAGATTACTCAAATTATTATGAGATGAGTGATTGGTTTAAGAAAAGTCTTGTTTGGGAAGATTTCCTTAAAAATGGAAATGATTTTCAATTATTAACAAACATAGGACATATTCTAATACTTTCTAATAAAAAAAACCCACTCGCTAAATTTAGGATAAATGGATTAATGATAACGGGGTTATCTTCTATTGACTATAATAGTGGAACAACTGATACTCCTATTGCAACAGCAACTGCCACAATGCAATTTTCAACTTATGATCTTGAGGAGTATTCAGAATGAATCAACCTCAGATTGAAAATTTTGAAAGATTCGGTGTATTAGGCAATCAAACTATCAACACAAATCTGGCACTCAGCACCAATTTTAGATTCATCTTAAAGAAAATTCCATATGTTACATATTTTTGCACATCAATTACAACTCCATCGTCTTCATCCACACCGATGGATTATGATTACATAACCGCCGCACAATTGAAACTTCCAGGTGGTAGAACAAATACAGATGTCTCAATTCGATTCATAATATCAGAAGACTTCAAAAATTACATGGAGATAGTGAATTGGTTTAAAAGTGGTGTCCCCTATCGTGATTTTTCTAATATAAAATCAGAGAGTGTTGCAGGTCCATCAGATGGACAAATGCTTCTATTGAATAATAAAAAGAAACCGATTTATATGATCAACTACAAGAATTTGATACCAACAAATTTATCGGGATTCACCCTAACCAATTCCGAAAGTGAGCCATCTGTTTTGACTGCAACGATACAATTTGTTTATGATACTTACAAAATAAACAAACTTGATTAAGGTTTGGGTCTTGTTGGTTTTTTAGCCGATTTGGGAGATCCTTTGGATCTACGATCAGTCGAGCGCAAAGAAGATGATGCTTTAGTCGGTTTTAATGTTGTTTTTCTTCTCGGCATTTTTTATCTCCATCTGAATTTTTTCAATTTCAGAAACTATTTTTACATTGTTGGAAACTAATTTTTTTGCATTTAATATCAATTCTTTTGGACAATTATTTACTTTTTCTAGATTATGAATTATTTTCATCAATTGGTTTGTATTATTATCATAAAAACTTCTCATAGAAGATAGTTTCTCTTCTTTAATAGTATTTGGTAATAATTTAAACCACTCAACGGTCTCAATAATTGATTTGTTATCCAATTCTACTTTCTCCACTAAGTCGGAGCGTTAGAACGCCTTCTCTATGCTCCAAACTGACTAGGACTTTATCCCATCCTTGAGACTTTGCAAGATCTACTTCTATCTTGCATATCCTGTAAAAGACTTCAGGAACAAACTCACGGCCTAACTTGTATGTTGCCGTTCTAATGTGCTTTCTATTTGGGGAGTTTGTTTCTGACATGATAGTGTTTATACAACAGACAATCAACTATAACTTTAAAAGTTCCAATGCTTTCTTTTCTGCAATGCAAGAATTAAGATTCATAAATATTTAAGTGGTATTGATTCTTTACGGAAAGGTTATGTATGTTCGCACCTGAACTCATATCATTGATCGCCGGATCTGCTGTCGGGTTTATCTTTCGATATATGGCCCAACGGGCACAAGATCAGAAAGAAATGTTTGTTCGACTTATGGATGCCAATAAGAGAACAACAGAAAACCAAGATAAAGCGGCGGAAAGAGTTCCTATTGATGTGGGAAAGGGAGTCAGACAGTTGATTGTTTTGTCTGTACTGTTTGGAACTTTACTGGCACCATTTATTCTTCCGTTCTTCGGTGTCCCAACATTTGTAGAAGTAGACACAACTACATCAGAAAAACTTTTCGGTCTTATCCCATCTTCAGCGAAAAAGTATTTTGTTGAGGTGAATGGATTTGTATATGCATCTGAGACTAGACAAATTCTAGTCAGTATTGTTGGGTTCTACTTTGGATCTGCTGCTGCGGCGAATAAAAATTAAGGAAATAAAAACATGAACATCAAACTACTATCGTTTTTCGCCCTTCTTCTGCTCGGCTCATGCTGCACAGCACCTGAAATCATTCCCTCCGTTTCACAAGATTCTGTGATCATGATGAGTTTAAAGGAACAGATTAAAGACAATAACAAGATTGAAACTGGATGGGGATGGATTGCTTGGTATCTTCCGGTTGTTTTTTTAGTCGGTGCTTGGACTTGGCGAGAATTGATTAAGAAACCATTCGTATGTGAGACATGCGAATTTGAGAGAACTAAAGCAGCGAATGCTTTTAGAAAACTCAAATCCAATGAAGAAAAGGCCAAGGCTGAATCAGCCAAGGCCGACAAGGATTCTGACGAAAAGAAGGATCAGGAAAAGTCAGAAACTACTCAAACAAGTTCTATCACTAATTGAACTTGAGGGCAGAGTATCCCTGACGAATGAGTTCTTTCCACATCATTCGGGCATAGGTCTTGGACATCGTGGCGTAGTAGTTCCAAACGCCACTGGTCTTATTCCCACGCCAAACGAAGACGGAAACCAATTCATTGTTGTCATCAGACGGAGAAATACGAATTCGCTTCTTACCGTCAGGGGAAACGAGTCCTGAGTCTTGTGGAGTCAAACGAGGATTAGGGGAAGTTCCGTTCACGGTTCAAGTATAACGAGTATAAATCCTTTTGTCAAGCCCTATAGGGAATATTTTTGAATCGCAAAGGCGGTCTAGCCGCCTCCTAGAGGCC